CGCTTACGACGAATCTCACTAACCATTAAAAATTAAAAGTATGAATTTCAAACAGTGGGTTATTGATCTATTCAAAGATGAAAGAGGATCAACTTCAGTAAAACCGGTTATCGCGTTTGTAGGTGCAATGTTTTTATGTGTAACAATGATGTTAAACTCATTTTCACATTCTGACTTTGCTCCATCAGCAGAACTAGTAAATGCAGTAATGATTATTACTGGTATTGGAATGGGTGCTGATACATTCGACAAATTCTCTCATAAAAAGAAAGAAGATTAAAAACAAAACTAAAGGGAACTTCGGTTCCCTTTTTTTAAATCAAATTTATGTATGAAAAATTTATTAATATTATTAGGTCTATTACTAACCATAAATGTGGGTGCCCAAACTGTCGGGTCAACGAAGACAGAACAATTCAAAGCATCATTCGAAACTAAAATAGACATTAGTCAATTTCTAAATTATGAAGGCAAAACAATACCGATTCAGATTCTCAAATGCGGTATTGGTGATGATCTTTATGAGTCATATCCTGAACTCAAAGAAAAGAAAGTGGGTTTGGGTGTGGCTAACATCACGCTTGAATATCTTGAAAATCTTAACCGTTTTACGTTTACAGAAGATAAAACAGAAATTAAAAATAGAATGGTAAAGCAATTCCAAGCATCACAAGCTGGAATTAGCCAAGATAAATTAGACGGTAGAGGTAAGATTAGATTAGCTCATTACTTTGTTGAAATTGAAGTATACGATTGGTCAGTTTCAGATGACGAAGAAGTAAACTTATCTAATGGAGTTAAAAATACAATGGTTACACGTTTAGGCTTACAAGTACGCTTTACAGATGCTGAAACAGGAGAAATTATAGCAGCATCAGGTTTAGGTGAAGCTAAAACAACAAGAGAATTAACATTATTATCTGACGCAACAATAGATCCAGTTAAATTTAATCAGTCTACAGTTAGTATTGCGACTAAAAAGGCATTAGATATTGCTTGTGCTCGTATATTACCTCGTATGATTAAAAAGGGTGTATTTCCAAACTAATTAAAATGGGAACAAAAGCAAAAAAGAAAAGAGCAATGAGATCTAGAAAATCTGGACTTAAAACAGTAGCTCAAATAAACAAGAATTTAGCAATCCTTTCAAAACTAAAATAATATGAAAAGTTTATTATTCTTATTAGTATTTATTCCAACAGTATTGTTATCACAAGTTAGCACTTGGAGAGGTGCTACATCAACACCTAGAGTATCAACACAATCATTTCAACAATCATCTCCACAACGAAATGTTAGTAGCTGGAGAAACGAATCACCAAGAGAATTTAATAGACCTGCAAGAACAAGATCAGGCTCAAATATTATTGTTAATGATCCTTGGTTAGGTAATAACTGGGGTTGGGGATGGAATAGATGGGATATGTGGGGAGCTCCAATGTTTGGTTGGAACTACTGGTCTCCAATGTGGTATATGAATGATTGGGGTTACAGACAACCTGCTAGAATCTATGTATATGATAATGGTAAAAGAGATACTATTAAAGGTAAAAAACCAATTATCAGCTTTGGTATTCAGGGAACAACAGATGATCAAGTTGGTGGTTTCTTTACAATAGGAAATAAAGGATACTTTATATTAGAATATACAGCAAGTAACCTAAGAGATAATTCAACATTCTTTCCTTTTGGAAATATAACTCAAGTTGATTTTCCAATAGTAAACGACTTAATTCAAAGACAGAGTTTTTACATTGGTGTTGGTAAACGAATTAAAAGAACAGGTATCCATATGATGGTTGGAACTGTAAGTGAAGACGCTAAATGGAGAGGTAAAGATGATTTAGGCTACATAACGTTCCCTAAGTATTTAGATAGATTTACAACAGTAAAAATAGGTGCATTACACGACTATAAAAATTTTACAATAAAGTTTGATTATGACCCAATAATCAATAATAGAACCTTTGGATTGGGTGTTAATTTCTAAAATGAAAAAATGGTTAATAAGTATATTATTAATCGTTACATGTTTATTCGCTAAGGTAGCGAACGGACAAGTCTATACTCAAACATTCATTGACAAATGCACTGGTCAAACTAAAGTAGCTACAACTACAATGGTTAACGGAAACGCTATCGTTTCATTCTATGGTCAAATTAAGACATTTACTCCAGCGCAAGTAACAAACGGAGAATTACAAGCTTGGCTTCAAGCAACGTATGTATCCTACAATTCACTAGCATGTCCAGTATCAACTCCCGTAGTAACACAGACAGTGACTCAGGCAGTGTCGCAGGCAGCATCACAAGCAGCATCATCAGCAGCAAGTTCAGCAGCGTCATCAGCCGCTTCATCAGCAGCCTCAAGTGCAGCAAGTGGAGCAGCTTCAGGAGCAGCAAGTGGTGCAGCGAGTGGAGCCGCAAGCGGAGCAGCATCAAGTGGAGCAGCAGCTTCAAGTGGTGCTCCAGCCTCAAGCGGTACAGCAGCATCTTCGAGTGGGTCTTCATCCCAATCATCATCGGGTTCGTCCTCGTCTTCATCTTCTGGTTCGTCGTCCTCATCTGGGGAATCGTCTTCATCAAGCTCATCTGGAAGCAGCAAAAGCGAAAGCAAATCAGAAACAAAAACAGAATCAAAGAGCGAATCTAAATCTGAAAGTAAATCTGAAAGTAAATCTGAAAGTAAATCTGAAGAGAAAAAAGAAGAAACTAAATCAGAAACTAAAGAGGAAAAGAAAGAGGAAAAGAAGGAAGAATCTAAAGAGGAAAAAAAGGAAGAGAAAAAAGAAGATAAGAAGGACGATAAGAAACAAGCTAAAATGAACCCCATAATGATAGGTTCAGATCTAACTGTAGCACAAAATCCTGCAGGTGGATTTACACCAATTATATCATTAAGCATGTCTCAAGCATCTGCTACCGGCGAATCAAGTTGGGGCGTATCAAGTATGGTATGGGCTGATTTAAAATCATTCGCTTTATCTGCGAATAAAAGCGATATGAACTTTAAGAACGGAGTACTCAAATCAATAGATGCTTATTCATATACCGTTGCTTACGTCGCAGGTACGCATATGACTTTTGGTGGTTATACTCACATTATACCACATCCAAAACATGGTACGTTTGGCTATAACTTATCTGTTATTAATATTAAATTAAAAGAAGCTGTTGGTTACTCATATTCATTTATGTCATCAACTACAGCATTCTGGACTAAACCATATCAAATAAGTAGAAAATCAACATTATCTCCAGGTGTATTCTTAATGGCGTCACCATATGCTTACAACAGCAAAGCAGGCAGCACATGGAACTATAATGTAATGGGTTTGGTGGGCACAGGATATAGTTTTAAATTGAGTAAACGATTTGGATTTAACATTGATTATAAAGCAAGCTTATCAACAGTACCGGGTACACCCATACTTAGCTTCTTCCTTGTAGGTTCAAGATTACAACTATAAATTTGGTTCGGTCAGAATTAGGTTGTATATTTAAGTATAATAAAACAAAAATTACATTATGAAAAAAGTAATTGCAATTTTCGCAATCGCTACATTGGTAGCATGTGGTAACGCTTCAACTGAAGTAACCTCAACTGATTCAACTGCAGTGGCAGTAGATTCAACAGTAGTAGCAACAGATTCAACTGCAGTAGCAGCTGATACAACTGCAACTAAGTAAGTTATTATGGCCTGTCCTTTGGACGGGCCAACTTTCTACTTTAGATTAATACTATGTATAAGATTAAGAGTAAAATAAGACAAATACGTAAGATCCTACGTTGGATACCTATCTTATGGAGAGATCGTGATTGGGATTATTATTTCGTTTATGAAATACTTAAACAGAAATTGATTGATACTGAAGCTTATATTCGTAAAGATGGTTTACATGTATTTAATGAGCACGATGCTGATAGTATTAAAACAGCAATCGAAATGATAGAGAAAGTACAAACTGAATATCATCTTGATAAGTACTTATCAGAAGCTACAGAGTGGACTACTGAGGGAATGAATAAAGCTACAAAGGATCATAATAAAGCTAAACAAGAATTATTCAAATATCTAAACAATAACATTGAAAAATGGTGGGATTAATTATATTCATAATAATAGTAGCTATTTCAATTACCCTGGTATGGGTTAGAGGAATTGATAACATGAAAACAAATTACCCAGATTATATGGGTGAAGATTTATTTGATGAAGAAGATAAAAACAATATAATATGAAACAATATATAAGCCCAATATTAACAGCATGCTCATTAATTGCCCTGTTAACAACAATTTACTTTCAGAATGAAAGAGTTAATCAATTTAAATTTGAAGTAAAAACATTAAAATCAACAGCAGATAGTTTACACGATGAATTATTTATTAGACATGTTATGAATGAAAGATACGAATTGTCTCTAGATCATTTACAGAAAGTAAATCCAAATGCTGCTCTTGAGTTTGTAAATTTTATGAATCACGAGACTGAGTAAGAATTAACATTCTTCTAAACTATGGATATTTATATCTATGGTACGTACAGTTTATGTCAAAGGCAAAGAATATTACGTTATAACTACAACGTTAGAGGCTGGTAATGCTAGTCCATCAGTACAAATTCACATTAATGTTAGTGAATTGTCAACTGAAGATAAAGTATTAGTCCAGAAACATGCTAATCTATTATTAAATCATACTCTCAAAGTACCATCAAAACCAAAATCTAAGGTAGAAAAACCGTGGTATAAATTTTGGTAGGGGCAAAATAGTTACATAAATTTAGGTTATGAAATTAGTAGCAATAGGCGATATTCATGGTCGTGATATATGGAAACAAATCGTAGCTAAAGAGCACGACGATACAGATGAATTTATATTTGTAGGTGATTACTTTGATTCATTTACAGTTAAAGGACTAGACCAAATTAATAACTTTCTAGACATTATTGATTTCAGAAACACATCTATATACCATAAAGTAACATTGTTACTTGGTAATCACGATTATCATTACTATCCAGGCATTGATGAAACGAATACTTCAGGTTATCAAACATTAATGGCGCCGTCAATCAAACACGTAGTAAGCGAAAATAAACAATATCTACAAGCAGCTTATCAAGTTGACGAATTTGTTTTTACACACGCTGGACTAAGTAGTGAATGGTTAGATGACAATATTGTAATGTGGGATGTACCTAATTTAGCAATGTATGTTAATGATTTATTCTATTATCAACCTCAAAAATTAGCTTATCGTTCATTTAAGTACTATGATTATGAGAATAACATAGCAACATTATCTAGTGGGCATGGAAATGAACCATACCAAAGCCCACTTTGGATCAGACCTAAAGCATTAATGGCTGCTAATAGAGATACATTACGTAATCAAATCATTCAAGTAGTAGGACATACACCACAAGATACAATTGATATTAAAGGTAAATCTACTGGTAGTAGATATTACTTCATAGACACACTTGAATATGGACAAAATCAGTATTTGGTGATCAAAGATGGAGTTGTATCTTTAGGAGAATTAAATAATAAAGATGAAAAGTAAATTCTACATCAAGGATAAACGAACATTCAAACAGAAACTAACTGACTTTGGTCATAGTATGTTGTTTTGGAGAGGTAGAAAGAAAGGAATGATTCATACTAGGAATATTACTTGGGATGATATTAGAGCTATATTCTTTCCTAAGAACTTCTATGAAAAATATCATTACTTAGGATCAGTTCCATATAATGAAGCAGGTCCTATCTTTGAAGCAATGGAACCTTTAGTTGTCTTTATGGATTATAAAGCAAAACCTAAATGGTGTCCTAGATGGTTCCTTAGATTCTTACATTTGTTTGGTGATGATAATTCAATAGTGAGAGTTAGGAATAGATTCCTAAGTAATCTAAAATGTAAAATTACAGGACATATTGCAATGATGGACTACAAAACCAAATGGTCTGACTATGATTTAAGAATATCAGTTGTAGGAAATAGGCAAGTACAAAACTTAACTAATGCTATTGAAGCTAGATACTACGAAGTAGGTTATAGAACAGACCTTGCAGAGAAGATTAAAGAGTTAGATCCAGATACGGTATATAACAGTGGTTATACAATCAGTAGTATGAAAGCAGAATTAATGAGATTAGGACATGAAGAATATTAAAAATAGTATATGACACGAGTAGAACAAAAAGCAAATAAAGAAAGACAATTGCTAAAAGAACTAATCGATAAGATGTTTGAGATGGCAGGACACGATCTTAAATTTGAAGATGTAGAAGGTAGAAAGGATAATTGGTTTCAACAAT